CCCATATCCATACGTTCTTGCCGCTAAGGTTATCGCATTCTTATCACCTATCAAAAGATCTTTAACATTAATTCGCTTGTTCACAATAATTGACTTTAGAAGTCTATCTACTGCGGATCCGTCTCTAATATAAGATTCATTTGTCAAAATATCTTCTTCTTTGGTTGTCATGTGTTTTATTTCAATGCTGTCTTGGCCGTGTAAAGGATGACCTTCACCATAAAACAAACCCTTACTAGGTAGTTCAACCAGTTCTGTTGGAACAATAAATTCCAAAGTTTGATTTTGCGGCGGCGGATCGGCTTGCTGCAGATTGTCTGTGGCCGCACCAGCTAGCATTCTATCTTGATTATTTCTCATTTTTACTCCGGATGTTTTATAAGAATACTTAACAAGTATAACATATTATAATCGTTAAATTAAGTGTTTCTTTAATCTTTAGTTGTTGTCTAGATATGTATATTTAGCAGACGCTATTTCAACTCCTAATTTTACAATAACAGGACTATCTGATTCATAAGATAAAGCATCTCCAAAAGAAATTGCTTTAATGACTGGTTGATTAAATTGCCATTCTTCGATTTTCTTGCCATTTGAATCAATGTGTTCTAGTGTTAAAAAAATTAGATCACCTTTAGATAACTTTCTTATAGCTCTACTGGCGTCAACCCAGTCCTGGCTGGGATTCTCTTGACCCGATTTATAACCAACTGATGAGAGCCAGTCGTACAATTGCTTACTCACATTAAGATTTGAATCGACTACATCATAGAGATTTATTTCTAATGAGCCCCACTTGGCTGACCCTGCGATCAGTCTTCTATGCGGTCCATAACTGTCTTTTATTTCTAAAGTCTGAAAGCCAAACTCTGGTTTTGTAAAAGATTGCACTATAAAAGGTACGGGGTCATTACCTGTATCTATTGAGATATCGCTATCTTCATCTAGTGCATCAACCCCGTCACCAAAAAAGCTTTTATCAAAAAGACTAATCCTAGCTATCCACTTGTAGGATCTTTTCAATTCTATATTTTGAGTCCAAAAGCGAGCCATTAAATCCTCTCTATAAAGAGCTTATCATCTAAGTATTTTTACTTAGTTCGAACGCGTGGATCTACAACTCTGCCATTAGGAATAGCTAGAGTGGCGTAATCATACATAATAGTAAGCTGAACATTTACAATGTCATCGCTATCATAACTGACAGTACCAAAATCCACTGAAGAAACAAAAGCATTGTGCATTGTCCACTCTTCAATTGGGAAACCCTCTGAATCAATTTGAGTTAGTCTTGGTTGCCCAAGAGCATCTAAAGCTTTTCTCTTGGAAATTGATTCTTCTAGAGTGCCCTCAAAAGGAGCATCAGTTGGCACAGAATATCCTGATTTAGCTAACATATTATATAGTGCTGCCCCAGCGTCATCAGAGCCGCCTGGATCGACCACAGTTACAGTTACATCTTGCCATACTACGCGTCCAGGATATTTAAATGCGTGCTGAATATATTTAATCTGAGGGCCTCCCTCCATCTGAAAAGTGGGTTTTTTAACCTCTTTCACGTAATAAGCTTGCAGCGAATTTGCTACGCTCTGTGATGGCAGGGAAAATAAAAATCTAAAAGATCTTTTCGGATCAGTTGTTGGGTCTGCGTAAAATGCCATTTAATGTTTCTCCTTTTTATAATTAGTCAGCACTATAAATTAATCCTCAAAAGAAGCACCCGAGTCGGTGATTACAAAATCAACCGCAATAAACTCAATTGCTCTCGCTGGTTTCAAAAAGATTTGAGCATACATAATATTTCTGTCAATCAAATCTGGTGTGGTCGTTGTCTCATCTAATACAAGTCTAAAATCTGTTAACCCAAGACCAGTTTTTACGGATTGTAAGAACGGTTCAACTTGACCACGGAAACGATTCCAAGTTGTTTGTACGTTTTGGTCAAACAACAAGGTCGCAGAAATTCTTGAAATTCTCTTTTTAAGGAAGATCAACAATCTTCTAACATTAATTCTATCTAGAGCAGAAGGTGTTACTTGTAACGTCTTCTGTCCAAAGATTACGATACCCTCTGCAGGGAATTGAGCGATTGGGTTAATATTCGCTTCATAAAGTTTATCACGCTCCTTTGATATCAGTCTTTCACGCACACCAACTACCGGTATACCAGCAGCACCATTAGCGCTAAGTCCGCCGCGAGTGAACCCTGCCGGTGCAAACCAAAGCTCTTGTGTTGCCTGTCCATAGGACATTGCTCCAATGGCTGCAACAGAAGGTGGTGCCCAGATAATTGAACCTTGAATGGTGTCTTGAATCTGAACCCAAGGATAGTATGCACAACCAAAGCTTGAATTTATCTGCAAGCTCTGTCGCTTATTATTAATTGTAGATTGAACTGATCCAATTCTATTTTGTACAGTTTTAGTATTCTCTGTTTCAGG